GTGTTGCCGTACCCAGCCCACGGCATGGAACGTAGCGGCTGGATGGGCCAGAGCGGCACCCAAGCGGTGGAGGTGTCAGACGAGGCCTTCGCGGCCATCCACAAGCACGCCGACCAGGCGCTGAAGGATGCGCTCGACATCGCCACCGCGACAGGCCTGCGGGTTACCGACGTGCTCGGGCTGCGCTTGTCGGACGTGCGCGGCGACTGGCTGCAGGTCCAGGCCAGCAAGGGCGGCAAGGTGGCGAAGTTCGACCTGCGCGAGTCGGTGGTGCTGCCCGCCATCATCACGCGCCGCAAGGCCGTGAAGACCGCTGAGCACCTGTTCCTGCTGGCCGCCGGGCGCAATCCGATCACCTACCGGATGCTTCGTGACCGGTTCGTGTCCGCCCGGGCCGCGGCAGCGAAAGAGTGCCCGGAGTGCAAGACGCTCCAACTGCGCTACATGCGCAAGCGCGCCGCCCAGCTTTCGGATGACGCCGACGACGCATCGAAATTGCTGCAGCATTCGAGCAAGAGCACCACACGACGCCACTACCTGGTTGGCGAAAAGCTCAAGCCGGTGCGGTGAAAACAGCTCCCGCAAAACCTTTGCTCCCCAGTGATAAAGTCCGCGACTTCCGCATGTTCTATGCGGGAGCAATCGACCCGGAGACGGCGCCAGCGCTCGATTCCGTGGTGTGATTCAAAATCCCCCGCCGCAAGGTGTGCCGGTTCGAGTCCGGCCCCGGGCACCAGTAAATCAGCGCTTGCTTGCGGTAGCGGTCACTAACGAGTTTCCGCAATCTCCGCAACCGCTCCCGCAAAAGTGGCCTCCGCCAGCCTGGCCCACACCTCGCTCCTGTGCCGCGGCTTGGTCACCCTGACCTGGTTGGCGCACTCATAGCCGGCAAAGTCTGGCGACTCCACCCACCTCACGACCGGCAGCATGTCGCCGTGGTCGGCGCGGCGCTGGCAAGACTGGCACGGGTCGGCGAGCAGGCCGCTGCCGAGCGTCGAGCCAGTGCAGGCCAGCAGGGCCATGTCAGTGGTCCAGGCGCCCTTCTGACGAGCGGCGAGCCTGCGTAGCCTGGTCGCGGTCAGCCTGGGTCGCGGCCGCAGCCTTCACGTCCTCGCGCGGGCACAGCGCATCGCCGTCGGCAAAGCGTCGCACCAGGCTCAGGTGCATGTCGTCCGAGCCGGCAATGCGGTCGTCGATCGCAGCCTTCGTGTCCGCGCAGGCCAGGCGCGGCGGGCCGCCGATGCCGTAGTTGTTGAGGGTTGAGCAGCCGGAGCAGCAGATCATTACGACGCCAACGGCAATCAGCAGCAGGGCCAGTTGTTTCATGGGGTACCTTTCTCCATGGGCAATGGTTCGACTTGTGTCCGGCGCCACCGCAAAAGGCGCAGTGGTCCACATCACGCCTCGCGCTCCGAGACCGCGCTGTCGGTGACGTAGACCGGCAGGGTGTTGGTTCCGACGGTGGGCTCGAAGACGGCCGGCAGTGGCCAGCGGTAGCCGAGCACGCGCTTGAAGCCGAAGGGGCTCTCGCGCACCTCGTCGCCTTGGTTGCCGCCCAACACCAGCAGGTTGCCCGCGGTGCTGCGGCCAGTGACGATGCCAACATGGCCGCCGCCGTCGCGCTCGAAGATGACTACGGCGCCGACTGCAGGGCCGCTGAGCGGCGTTCCCCAGTCGAGCCAGCCCTTGGCGCGGTACCAGTGCTTGGGCAGGCCTACGCCGGCTTTCTGCATGCAGGCCGCGACGAAGGTGCCGCACCAGGGTGTTTCGTCGTCCTTCCACCAGGCACCGAGCGCGGCCAGCCAGCCGGCGATGACTGGGGCCGTCGGCGCGCCGTGGATCTCGCGCAGGCCGACGTACTTGCGGGCAATGATGAGCCAAGGCGGGCTGATCATGGCTTCGGCGGCACGTTGCCGCGCAGTGCCTGATAGGCGCCGTACAGCGCGGCCGCGCCAGCTGCAACAAGGCCAAGCCAGCGTACTGCCTGCCCCACAGCGCCAAGCACCCGCAAACCGAGTTTGCCGGCGGTCAAGATCTCGCGGATGTCCTCCGTGATCTCGCTGTTGCGCTTCAGCTCGACCAGCGCGGCGGTGAGCCTGGACTCGACATCGCTCATGCGCTTGTCGCCCGCCTCCATGCGATCTTCGATCGACTGAAATTGCTGGCCAATATAGCGCTCGCGTTGGTCTTCGGCGTTCATGGCCGTGGGGCCTTGAGGGAGCATTGGCGCGCCTTCACTGAAAGATGATCCCGTTCGCGGTCAGCGTATTCACCGCAGTGGATACGCCGCCGGTGCCGCCGTTGAAAGCGATGGTTGAGCCGGTGGCGATAACGCAGTCGCCTACACCGGGCGCACCGCCCTTCTGCGCGTTGGCGTTTGTCGCGTCGACGTGCGAGCCGCGAGTCGCGGCGATGCCGTTGGTCACAGCACCGCTGAAGTTGCCGCCATGCGCCAAAACCCACGATCCCTCGGTGGCGCTGATGCCGTTGATGCCAGCGCTCGTCCCGACTGCGGCCGTCCCGAGCGAATTCGACACGTCGACTCGACCAGAAACCACTCGCACGCAGTGCCCGCCCGCGTTGCTCACATTGATGCCTGGCGCGATCACCTCGCCGCTCTCGCAGTTGATGCCGTGCGTGGTGGCGTTCTGAAAGTCGGCGTTTGCCGCCATCACTTTGCCGCCGGCCAGGGCGTAGATGGCTGTGCCAGCTATTCCTGTCGCCGTCGAGTTGTTGACGGTGATCTCGCCCCCATTGGCCTGACAGAGGTTGGTAACGCTCGTGAAGGTGCAATCGGCCGCATCGAGAACAGACCCGTTGTCGGTGGCCAGACAAATTCCACCGATGGTGTCGAAGGTGCTATCACGAGCTTGGGCGAGCGATGCGCCAATGAGCTGAATCGCCGGGCCGGTCATCGTGTCGTAATCGCAGCCGTTCAAGTCCCCCCGGCTGCCGCCTTCCAGGCGGACGCCGACGGCGCCATTGCTGATCAGCGGCCGATGCCCGTCGCGGTCTCGCAGGATGATGCGTGAGGCCTGCTGCGCCAGGATCGCATAGGTGCCGTTGCTGTCGAATGTCGGAATCGTTGCGCCGAACGGAACCGCCATCGCCACGGAGCGATAGACGAGGAGGCCCTCCTCGCCGCTGTCGTTGAAGTTGGAGCCTGTTCCGTAGAAGGTGCTGGCCCGGCTGACGAAGACGTTCGCCCCGGCGGCCCCCGAGAAATCGCACTGCTCCATGTAGCCCAGGGACGTGTGCGTCACCCAGACATTGCGGAACGCGGCACCGGTGAAGACGCACTCGGGCGTGGTGCACCTGCTGCTGCGCGCGACGATCAGGTTCGCGCACGTCGGCGAACCGTTGTTGATGACCCCGGCGCCAGCCGTTGCGTAGAAGTCGCTGTTCTCGCGCGCAGCCACGGCGCCCAAGTTGTAGCCGTCGTTGCCGCCAACCAGCTTGGCCTCGCAGTCCAGCAGGATTGACCATGTCGGCATCGTGGCGCGACGACCTTCAAGCACGCAGGTGTTCGCCGGCCAGGTGCCAAGTTTCACCGTTGCGTCAACACTGGTGATCTCGAAACAGGAGAAGTCGCCGTCCTTCACCACGGCGCCGGTGGTCATCTTGTGGCCGGCGGCGATCTCCAGCGTGATGGTGACGCCATCGCGGCCGGCGATGCAGTGGTCGAAGGCGGCCTGCAGCGTCGGCACATCGGTCGGCACGCGCAGGGTGGTGCTCGAGTCGAAGCGAACGGCCAGGCCGCGCGAAATGGCAGAGGTGATTGCCTGCGCTACGGTAAAGAAATCAGCCGGCGTGATGAGTTCGCGCAGCTTGTCTGCGGCGGTGCGGCCGACGGCGCCGGATCCGGCTTGAATAAATACCGTTGACGCAGCGTCGCCGGCGGCCCCGTCCAGCAGGGGATAAGTTGTCTGACCGCCCTCAGTATCGAAGCCCGACAAGCGCTCAGCTCTTTCATTGGCCGGCGGCAGCGCATCAATCAATTCGCCGGACGGTGCCCGAACAACTGACCTGAGTTCAATAGCGCCCGCAACCAGATCCTGCAGCATTCGAACTGTTCGGTCGAAGTCTGGATTCACAACCTCCTGAGCGCGAAAGTCGCCAGCAGTCTGGTAGTTGGTGTCACGCTTCAGTTCGCTGCGACGGAATAGCACGACCGCCGCCAAGTTGGCTGGCGGTGCCAGAAACGTGACGGTTCCGCCGGAATCAACGCCGAGTCCGGCAACCGTGTATTCGGATTGGTCAACCTCGGCGCTGTCAATCTTGGCAACGAGGTCTCCATCAAGCTCTACGAAGAAGTCAAACGCGAAGACGGTGCTGACGCCGTTCCCGACGTGGGCTTTGACGGGGGTCTGAACTGGCACCGGCATGGAGAGTGGCCCTCATGAGTCAACCTCCAAGGTGATGTCGTGCACGGCACCCTGAGGCGCCCACACTGTGCGCGGCGTGCCGGGGAAAATCTTCCCGCCGTTGGCTACTGCCTGGATGCGGTCTGGGGCCTGTGTGATGGCCCCAGCCAGTGCGTCAAGGTCATCGTCCCCTTGCTCAGTTACGGATGGGATCCACTCGCGCATCTGCTTGACGGTTTCGCTAGCCTCGCCGTCTTCATCGAACAAAACCTCGTCGTGCGCCCAAAGGTACTGGGACAGCAGTGGCGGCTCGATAGCGTCGAGGATGCGCTTGTTCTTGTTGGTGCCTTCATGATGAGCCACGACGGCACACTTGACGCCGCGCTGGATGAGCGCCGCCCGCAACATCTGCGGCGCAAAGGTACCGGCCCCATTGGTTTCGATCACCACCCGTGGAATGTTGAACTTCAGCACGTGGTCGACGAGCTGGAACACCTGGCCGCCCTTGATGGTCTTGCCGTCCTTCTCGAACTCAGCGATCTCGCCCGTCAGGCGCAGTGCGCGGTGCCAGTACCGGCGGCCCTGCTCATCCTGGTAGACGATCGCAACCGACGACTTGTCAGACTTCAACTTGCCGCTCGATGGGTCCCACTTGCAGGCCACGCCAACCATGCGCACTTTGCCGATATGCAGCACGGCCACGCGGTTGACTATCGATAGCACTGGCTCGCCGCTGTACGGCTGCAGCCTTCCAGGGTCAAGGCGAATTTCGTGCACCGGCTTGCTGTGCAGCTGGTACTGGCTGTCCCACTCGTTGATGGTGCGGGTGCGGCGGCGGCGGTCCTCCATCTCTTCCAGCGTGAACCGCTCCGGCCAGGCGCAGCCTGCATAGAAGTCAACCAGCGCTCCATTCGGATTCGCCAGCGTTGCCGTCGTGCCGCGCAGCGTGTAGTCCTTGCCTTCGATCAGAGCACGCGACCCTTTGCCAATGCCCGTCAGCACGAATTCAGGAACGAACGGCAGCGAGTAACTCGGCTCGCTCGCGCTATCGATGCGGTGCTCACGCTCGAACATCTTGATCGTCAAGCAGTCGGCCCCGAGCGCTTCGATTTCGTCGTACAGGGAGTCGTGCGTGTGCGGCGTGCCGACATAGAGCTGACGTGCCCCAGGCACCATGCAGTGCACCTGCTCGCCAAGGCGATACCGCATCTTTTCGCGGTTCTCTGGGTTGGTGATGTTCTTGGGCACTTCGACGTCGTCGTTTTGGGCCTCTTCGCAGCGCGAGCTGGTGATCGTGGAGAGAATGCCGGCGGCCTGCATTGACGGGTTGCGTTCATCAGCGTTGCCGGATACCCACCAGAATGTGGCCTCACCGCGGGCTTCAAGAGCGCCGACGTTGCGCGTGAGCGGGTGCCGCATCAGCACCGACTTCGTGTCGCGGCTGGTCTTGTGCGCCGTTTTGTCCTGGTCGCCCTGGTGCAGGATGCGGTAGCTCGGGTCGATGTAGTAGCGCCAGGCGTTGTAGACAGCCAGGATGGTTGACTTCGCAAACCCTCGGAAGCAGCGCATCACAGCAAGCCGGCCGCGGTGCTCCAGCCAATGGACAGCGCGCCAATGGATGTCTGGCACGTCCCATCGCTGCTCCTCAGCCCAGAGGGCAAAGAACGTGGCGAAGTCGACCTTACCGTTTGCCTTGGGTGCGCTCATCGAACGTGCGCTTCTTGGCCTTGTCGAGGACGCGGGAAACGGCCGCCGCGGCGCGCTTCTCCGCATCTGCGATCCGGCGATCCATGTCGGCGTCACGGGCTGCATCGGCCTCGCCACCGACAGGCGACGCGCCGGCCAGGTCAAGCGTGTAGCGCAATACGCCGCCAGTGGCCATGGCGTTTTTCTTGTTCCAGTAGGCGTCGCCGCGCTCTTGCGATGTCATGTCGCGAGGCAACTTATCGCCTTCCCCGGCGGCCGTCCAATTCTCAGGGTCGGCTTCGACAAGAAAACGGTCGGCCAGCTTTTCGGCTAGGGCTTGAAGCTTCTCGTATTGGTCTTGGCGCATGGTCAGTCTCCCGTCACACGTTCGAAGTCAGGCGCCCGATCCGGCACGGCCTCGCCTGGTGCCCACCAGAAGCCCTGGCCCCAGTCCTTCGCCGCGCGCTGCTGCATGCGGCCGAGATAGCCCGGGTTCAGCGCCTCCTGAGCGTTGTGCAGGAACCAGTGTTCCCACAGCGCGCGGGTTTGCCACAGACCGACGTACGGCAACTGCGAGTTGCCCCACCGCAGGGCTTCGGCGCCGAAGTGCGTGTCCTTGCCCTTCGCGGCTTCCCAGGCATTGACCACGCCGAGGTCACCAACCAGCCCGCCGACAGCGCCGGCCGTGGGTCCGAGCACGGAACCGAGCGTTTGCTCGACGCTGCCGGAGCGCTGCTCTGTCGGGTCCTTGAACACCAGGTCGCCGACGTAACCGAGCCCACCGCCCTGGGTCAGCGCCCGGGCCCAGAACTTCCCCTCGGTCATGTCGTATGGGTCTTTGCCGGTGACCAGCGCCTTGTTCTGCAGCACGATCGCGCCGAGCATCATCAGCGTCACGTTCAGCGCGGCCAGCACCGCCGTTCGATTGAAAGCCGCACCTGCGCCCGTCTTTGCGCCGTAGCCCACCGGCGCACCCTGCATGCCCTGCGGCGTCTCCAGCACGCGGCGCCAGTGCCTAGTGAGCATGGCCAGCGGAAACGACTTGAACTGCATGAACGAGCGCATGGCCTCGCCGCGCAGGGTGCCGGTTGGCATGCCGCCACCGGTGACGATCGCCCGAGTGGCCATGTCAGGATTCACGACGGCGAACTGCGCCTCGTCGCTGACGAAGCCCATCCATTTGGTAGCTGCGGCTTGCGCGCCCTCGGCGCCGGTGGCCAAGATCGAGTCGCGGGTGAGGTACTGCGCGCCGTTGCGATCGGTCGGCGTGGCCCTGCTGATGATGCCCCAATCCTGCTCGGTGATGCCCTTGCGCTCCATCAGGTAGCGGTCCCACTCGTCGAGCTGGGCCCAGGCCTTGCCGGCCTTGCGCGCGAAGCCCTGCATCATCGTGGCCGAGAACGCGCCGCGCAAACCGTCCGTCCAGGCGTTCATCAGCGACAACTTCATCACGCTGCCGGCCACGCGCCCGGTCAGGCTGTGCGTCATGTGGTCGCCGGTCCAACGGTTGAGCGACGATGCCAGCGATTCGCCGATGACGCCGTGCGCCTGCAGGAACTGACGCTGATCTTTGGACAGCTGCTTGCCCAGGTTGGCCAGCATGTCGAAGTAGGGCAGCTTGTTGTAGTGCAGGCTGGCCGCGATGGTGCCCAGGTCGGTGGTCGACGACAACACGGCCCCGCCCAGCTTGGCGCCGGTCTGCACGTTGCGCACGTTGGCACCGATCGCTGCGACGGCACGGTTCTCAGGCGTGCCGGTCTTGCCGCTGAGCAAGGACCAGTAGGCTTCCGGCGTGTTGCCGGCGCTGCGGTTCTTCAGCGTGCCGGCGCCGTCTGCCCGCTCCGCGATGTCGGCCTGCTTGCGAAACGTGGCTTCGGGGTTCGGACCGTAGCGCTCCACCAGCGCGATGTCGCGGGCCATGGCGCCGACGTGGCCGATCATGGCGTCATAGAGCGAGCCCTCGCCGAACTCCTTCATGTAGGCCATCCAGGCCTCGCCGTCCTTGAAGTGCAGCACCCGGTGCTCGCTGCCGCGGTTGGCGCGTGCGCCCGGGCCCCTGAACTGGCCGGGCTCTGTCTTACTGCTGCCGCCGGTAACGATGGTCTCGTGCGCCGCCTCCAGCATGGTGCGCAGCTCGGCGCTGCTCATCAGCGAGCCGTCGGCCTTCACGTACTGCTCGCGGTCGACCAGCGGCAGCACCTTCGCGGCCCAGGCTTTGGCGCCGGCTTCTGACACGCGCACGGCGTCATGCGCTTGGGAGAGGTAGCCGTAGCCCAGCTTACCGACGGCGCCGCCGGCTGCGTTGAACCGCACCCGCAGGCCTTCAATCGTCTGCAACCAGGCTTCGGCCGCCTTGCGCGCCCCCGCGTTGCCAGTGTGGCCGTCGCCATTGGCGAACACCTCGCGCACGACGTCCGCGGTCATGTGCGGGTTGTCCAGGTCAAAGATGCGCATGCCCAGGTTGCGAAAGACGCCGGTGCCGTCCTTGGCCTCGGCCGCGCTGATCAGGTCGCCCAGACTGGAGATCGCCTCGTTGCGCGTGCTGGCCGCATAGTCGTTCGTGTTCTCGATGTCACGCACCAGAGCTTGGGAGCGAGTTACGCCCTTGCCCAGCGCTGCCTGCGCGGTGATGCGCTCCGATGCCTCGGTGTCGCGCATCACCTGCAGGCTGGCCCTGTGCTCTTTGATGGCGGCCTCGGCCTTCAGGCTCTCCATCGCCCGGGTGGTTGCTTCGACCATGCGCTGATCTCGGCTCAGGCCCTGCCAGCGGGCGCGGTCTTCGCGCGCTAACTGCTTCATCGTGCCGGTGAGCGCGTCCTCGATCGCTTGCAATTTGGCCGCACTGACTTGTCGGCCGGCAGCCGCGGCGCGCACGGCTGTGGCACATTTCGGGTTCATCGCCATGCTCTACTTCCTCAAGTTCTGCGGCTACGCAGCGGTCATGCTTGCCATCATCCCAATCGCCGGGTTCTGCGTCAGTGGCAGCTTGCGCGGCGCCTGGCGGTACTCCAAGGCCTGGGGCCAGGTGATGCTGATCATCTTTGCCGTGGCCGGGGTCTTCTGGCTGATCC